TCATCAATTTCTGCAAGGTTTTGTCCGCCTGGCAATGTGGTAATTTCTGTTCCTCTACCACCCTCTCTTCTAGGTAACCAAAAATCTTCTAACATACTCATATGTTTTCGATCATCTTTGATCTCCCCTGTGTCAGCATTGTAAACAAGTTTATTTTTATACTTGTTCATTACCTCTGCAAGGTATTGTTCTGCTTTAGCCTTTGGAAGATTACCTACATCAATGTAGAATATTCTTCTTTCAGGAGCTCTAGATAATCTATAGATTACCAGTGCATCTTCCATCATTGATAACTGATTTGCAGTTTTCAATGCTTTATGCAAGTATCCAATGACTGCATTCTTGTTAAAATCTAATAATCCTGAAGTAGTATATGTTACTGCTTCGGGAGCAATTCTAACTGTCGTACCATCCTGAGTACCAGTTTTATCGAAACCTTTATCATTGAAGATGTAAAACTCTTCAGTTTTCGTTACGGTATCGATACCCTTAACTTTTTCTGTCTCAATGTTTCTAACCTTCTTAATTTTAAGAGGGTCAACATTTCGTATATCAATAATTCCCTGTTTTAGTCGTGAGCTGTCAACTACCTTGTGGAAGTATACTCTTCCATCAACGTACCATTTTCGGAATATTTCATGAGAGTTCTGATTGAACTTCATCATTGATAAGATGGTGTAAAACTCGTCTTGCATCTTTTTCTTGATGCTATCAGAGAGTTTCACATCTCTGAGGTCGAGTGTTACTATCCTATCGGCACTATCCGAAGTGATACACTCATTCACTATATCTTCGATGGCTGCATCACATTCGGGAACAAGTGAGGTTTCTCTATATCTTCGAATAAGTTCAACCTCATTCTTGATATTACCTTCCATGTCCACATAGGCACCATAAGCACCGCCTGCGATATAACCAGCTTGTTGATTAATGACAGGTGTGCCATCATCGTCAACTTGAGGGACGAAAGACTTAGCCTTCTTCACCTCTTGAGCTCGCAACTCGTCTTTTTTACGAGTTATTTCGTATCCAAATATATCCATACTATTATTTATAACACCTCTGAAGTGCTACTTTCACGTTAAAAACTACTTAAATTACTCTTTCCCAGTGAGAATAAGAGAATGTTACAGCAAATTCTTCCAAAGCATCAGTTGTCTCGTAAGACAATGCGATCTCAGCGATCTCTTTGGGGAAAATGTTGAAAAATTCATATCTCGCAAGGATAGAGTCATCTTTACCTAATTGCTCTACAAACGCTCTTGATAACAAGTAGTCTGTTGTAGAACTTCCAGTCGTTACACCGTAACCCTGAATCTCACCCTGCCATTGTTCTAGTGCAGTTCTTGCTGAGAATTCATTGTCATTGATTATTGTTACTGACCAGTCTGCAAAAGTCCTGTCCCCTGCAAGTTTTAATACAGTTCCTTTAAATGGAACTGGAACTTCACCGAGTGTAGCTGCTGGGATTGAAGCACCTTTTGCAAGCAGTTCAATTTTGTTGCCTGCACGAGGAAGAAAGACCCTGAACCTGTTGGCTCTTGGCCCACCACCGATTAATTGTGCTTTAAATTGATCTATTGTTGACATTTATAATACTCCTGTTAAACTGCTGAATAAATTTCTTCGAACTGAACACCACTTCGTGCTGCTACAAAGTTCAAGGTTATATAGTTGATTGAACGAGCAGGTTTAACGAAGATAGAACAAACGAATTCATTCCTATCCATTACACTATCAGTGTTATTTGTTTCATCACAAATTACTGAGAAGTCTACTAGTCCCCTTCTATTTTTCACATCTCTTAGGAAAGGTTCTATTGCCGCTCTGAATTGCGCTCTTGTAAATGAATCATTATATTCAAACAATTGTGCTTTCGCCGCTGTTGCTATTGCTTTCTCTAAGACTATGAATAATCTTCGTACATTGATTCTATCGAATGCTGATGGAGTAGATAATGCTGTCTTGTCTCCAAACAATACTGTACCTTGGCCAGGGAATGTTGTAACTGGATTGACTCTTGCTCTATACAAGTCATCTCTAGATGCTTGTTTAGGATTGAATGCAACCTTAGTTATACCCATATACTGTCCTCTAGAGAATCCTGCTGGAGAAATCCATGCATCTCTTTGAAGGTCTGATCTTGCCATAATACCAGCTGTGTGTCCGTTTGCAGGAACCCAAATATATCTGTCGTTGAATCTATCGTACTGATAAACCCAAGTTGAGTCTAGGACTGCATAAGAACTTGAAGTTGCTGTATCTACTGTTGTTTTAACATTTGATGACTGTGTTGATTCTGATGCAACATCTACAACATCTGCCCTTCTAGGGGATGCTATAACCATACAGTCCTTTCTTGCCTCTGCAAGTAGGATTGCTTGGTTTACTTGTGTTGTCCAATCAGCCACTAAATCTTGATCTACACCTGATCCATTATCAGTTCTAGTTGAACCAACGATCAAGAAAGATATATCTACTGTGTCTGCATCACCAAAGTGTGTTGTCCATGCTGTTGTGAGGTCACCTGCTACAGGTGATCTTCCATCTATACCACCACTAAGGGGTGATGCTTCAGGTAGACTAGGTCTTCCAAATGGAGTACCAACTGATTGTGCTATTGTTCTAGTTTCCCCTGCCGATGCTAACATCCCAGTTGAGTGGCCAGACCAATACACATATGCTGATTGTGTTTCTAATACAGTTTTGTAGTAGTTAGAAGCACCTTGTGCGTCTTTAGAATCTGATGCACATGATAGAAATCCAAATGATTCCAATACTGTGTGCTTAACACCTGAAAATACACCATCTTCGTCTGAAATAACAACATGAATCTCGTCTTGCCCTGCTCCACCAGCTGTTGCTGAGTGAGAGGACGCGGGTGTCTTGCTGAATAGTGCATGATGTTCCCAATGTCTATTGACATTGATACCACTTGCTACTGCTGTAGTTAAACCTGTGTTAGCAGGTTGTCCTAATGCTTCAATTGTGATTGTTGTTGAAGAAGGAAGAGTTAATACTCTATACTCTGTTGTGTGTCCAGCAAAGGTGATTACATCCCTTACTATGAATAGATTTGAAGCTGCCACTGTAATAGTAGTGTCTCCAATAGCTGCGTTTGCACCTGTAGTAGATGCCGCTGCTTCGTAATATCCAAGTGTTGATGCACATACAGAAACTTTAAGTGAGTTTCCTTTTGCGCCTGCATATTTAGATATGAATTTACCAACTGTGCCTGCTTGTCCACCTGATTGGTAAGTTGATTGGTAGTCGGTTCCGTTCTTTAGTAAAGCTGATCCACCTGATGCGTTAGCACTTTTAAGAGAGTTAGTATTTAATCTTACTACTCTTAGTGAGGAACCATACTTTAAAAAGGATTCTGCTGTGTAAAAATCTTCAGCACTAGCATTTGTGTTTGCTGGTTCTCCGAAATTATTTACTAAACCCTTTGCGTCTGAAACTGTTATTACTTCATCAACAGGGCCCCATTGAAATGAACCCGCGAATGCACCAGTTGTGGTTGATACCGCTGGCACCACATTGGTTAGATCAATCTCGTTGACCTGAACGCCGGGTGATACTTGAAATGCCATACTTTTCTCCTGTTAATGTAAAAAGTTGTTGTTTACTGTTTTATTTATAACAATATCTAATCTAACAACCTATATACATTCTTAATTATTCTAATTTATATCCTTTATATACCATCTGTCACCGCCCTCTACAAAAGAGGTTTGTTCGGGACTGTTACTGGGGTCACCAAAGATTCCAGCTGGTAATAAATCTTGTTCTATCAATTTCTGTTGTTCTGCATACAAAAGGTCTTTTATCTGATGATTAGTGAGATGGTGAAAATATTCTGTGGTAACAAACCAACTGAACAACACGCAGTTCATAACTAAATCATCATGATAACCTTTTGCAGCTTCAAATGACATACCTTTATTTATGAATGTCATAAGTTCAGTGACCGTATGTCTGTCTACTAACTGCAATCTATTCTCTTCTAACAGTTCCTTTAGGGTAGAACAACCGATCCTTTTAATCTTCTTGTTCATGGTAACACCAATATCTTCTGCCTTGATGACTCCCTGAACAAATACATTATCGTACTCAATATCCCAGTGTAGTTGATTTGCTACCATAGCACCTTCTGCGTTATTTTCTACAATAACTAGTGCCTTGTTGTATGCACTTGCATACTTATTTATGATATCAGGAAACAGCATAGGGGATATCATACTGTTTCTATACACTGCAACCTGTGTAAAGGGTGTAGTGGATATATCAAATATTGTGAAGGTTGAGAAATCCATTCCCCGACCCTTTGCAACATCTACTGTACATATATAGGTGTGATCGTCAACTGGCCTTTTGTACATGGAGAAGTCTTCCTTTCCCCACTCTGCATCTATTGTCCTCATTCCTAATAGACACGCACTACTAATAAGTGTATTACCTGTTCCTAAGAAACTGTTACCATACTCTTGTTCAAACTGAGTCTCAGAAGTGTTTGCGATGGTTTCTTTTTTCCATTTTGCATCACGGCCAGGCACATCATTCCAACTAATTGTAAACGGTTTGTACTCTGATTGTTTCTGAACTGCACTTTCATATATCTTGTAGAACATATTACCAACACCATTAGCAGTCGAGGTAATTATGACCTTTGAGTTTTTACCTGATGTTACCACTGGATATGTTGCAGTATAGAATTCTTCTGCATTTTCTACGAATGCAAACTCATCGAGGTATAGTAAGTTAATTGAAAGACCACGAATAGAACTTGATGATGTTGCAGCTGCAACTAGGCGACTATCATTTGCAAATTCGATTGAACCTTTGTTTAAAATCTTAACGCCAGGCTGCAAGAAGAAAGGTACTGACTCTAACATGGTGACAATACGAGAGACCATTTCTCTTGCGATTGCACCTTTGTTTGCAAGGATAGCTACTGTAACTTCGGGGTGAAATAACAGATACCATACAAGGTATGCACAAGATGTAATGGATTTACCTGACTGTCTTGATGCAAGTACTACATTGAATCGGTTTGTGTCATAGTGTTCAATTAGTCTATTTTGATAACCACGAAGTTTAAACGGAACCATTCCCTCATCCAATGAGATAACCTGTGTGTAGTTCTCGATGAAATGAGTTGGATTCTCTGAACACTTCATGTACTCATTCAATTGATCTTTAGAGTACTGGATTTCTACACCAGCTCTTTTAATTAGATTGTTACCGAGATATCCTTCATTTTTTGAATCAGTCATTACTTTTTATTCTTCTTTAGGTATTTCTGCAACTCTGAAGTGGAACCCACATACAAATGATTGTGTTGGGTCTTAATTCCATCATCGTCTTTTTCTAATTCTTTGATCTTTTTTTGTAAATCTAAGAGTTTTTCTGCAGTATCACCAACAGTTTTTATTAACTGTCCAGCAACTTCATATGCCCTTGGGTGTTCGGTTTCTTTGCATAGGTCGAGTATGCCGTCAATGGCATCCTGACCTCTCTCAACGAGGTTGTAGAGGGTTTCACGACCATACCTATAGTCTGAGTCCATTGAGTCCTGCCGAGCTGGCAGTTTTACCACTTTGGTCTCTTTTTGAATATTGGTTCCGATATCTAGGATATCATCCAACTTAGAATCTATATCTTTTGCCATAATTTACTCGCATTGGTATGATTATTCAGGTGCATCTGCAAATGTTGAACCAGTACCGTCATCATAAAAGTTTACCGTTTCAGCAACTACAAAGGTGTCGGTTGGGTTCACTGAACCTACAAACTTAAGTGTTTTTGTATGTGCCAGTGTAATTGCTGCACTAAGTGTAATACTTAGTTTATCCGCCGCAATTGCTGTAATCGTTGGGTTAGTGGCATTCCCTGTATCAAATACCTCGTCTGCAACACTTATCTTACTATTTATTGCAGTTGCAAACACTACATTTGTGGATGAGGACTGTGCATTTGCAATCTCTCCGAATGCAGGCTCGTAGTGTTTAACTTCCTTGATAAGTCCTGACTCTTGTATCTGAGTTGTTGTAAACCCTTTAGTAACATCAGGATTAATGTATGTTCTTTCAATAACATTCTTAATGATTTCACCAGTGTAAACTGGGCCAAAGAAGTATATCTTCATTGAAAAATCTAATTTATGTTCGATGACTCGTCTTTCCGTGAACTCACCTTCGTAAGTATCTTCCATTGATACATTAATAAGTGTAATAGGAACGTCTCGAACTTCCGTCATTGAGTCTACTATTTTCATAGAAACCGTGTATTCGGGTTGAAAGTATGGTAGAATCTGTTCTACAATTTGAAGTCCGTCATTAGCATTTTTTGCTAGAACACTTAAAGAAAAGTTTATAGTATACGGTGCTGGAGCATACTGAAATCCTCGTTTACCTGTATCTGCAGTTTCTAGTGTACTTTTAGTAGTACGGATTAGTTTGTTCTGTTGTCTAGGTGCATCATATTCAAATCCAGTGATCTCAAATGCCATTCTAGGTAAACTGATTGCACTTCTGTTACCATCAGTTAGGTTTGCTTCTTCATTAAGTCTTGCTAACCATCGTTGTTTAGGGCCGTAAGATATGGGTACTATTTGTTGAGCTAGTACTGTACCATCCGATTTTGTCTTCTTAATGGTGATATTATTGAACAGTGTACCGAAAATTGATACACTTCTCTTGATTGTTTCATGATAAAAATGAGTGCCAAACATTACGAATTTTCCTTAATATATTGCTGTAACTGACCAACTGTAAATATGTCTTCTACATCTTCATCAGGCATATCCATGTCATATTCATTTTCACAAGCCATGATGATTTCTACGATGTTTAATGAGTCTGCACCCAAATCCTTGACAATGTCTGACGCGTCTGTTATACTGTCTTGATCGATTCCAATTGTTTCTGCAATTATTTTATATAACACTATGTAACCTCACCAAATGGGTTTGTTTCACTAAAGTCTAGGTAATTATCTGCTTTAGTTTCAAAATCTAAGTTATCTGCACTTCCATCATTACCCATGGTCATGACATCTAGGATGCTGTTAACCACATGAGAAGCAGCTCCTGATGCACCAACTAGTGTATCCCCAGCAACAAGTGTCTTAGTGTTGTCTCTAATTTTAAGATTTCTAGTAGTTGGATTCCAAGAAATAACTTCTCCTACTACAACACTACTTAGTGTGATATTCTCATTATTGACATAGTTTCCTGAACCACCTGTGTTCATTGTAAGATCAATGTAGTAAGATTGTTCATCTTCAATAAGGTCAATATTTGTAACACCAGTATCGAAATCTTCTCCACCGTATTCAAACAGTTCACACTGTAATTTAAAGACAAAGAGTTTTCCAACCTGATAGAATGGGTTCTCGTGTTCTACAAATTTGATTTCAAATATAGAACCAGTTAAAGGGAAGTGAATTAGATCACCCTCATTAGGTCTCATTGATGTTGCAAGGTTTGAATCTAATGATATGAATCTTTCCCATGATCTTAAGGATATAACGAAAGTCGCAGTATCCCTGACAGCTACACCAAACTTAGACATTAAGTCCCCCTCACCCTCAAATCCTTCAGGGTTTTCAAGGTACATCTCAACAGCATATGAATCACCAAATCGTGATTGCACATCTTCGTTTAAGATAGTGTCCTCTTCTACAACCTGTCTAGGTAGGTAGTGAGTTTCATGTCCATACAGTCTAAGGGACTCAACAATCAAATCCTCATAGAGGTGCTGTTCAGTATTTACTGCATGATTAAAAAATACATTCGTTGGCATTTATTACCCCGCTAGCCCATCATGTCCAAGACTGGCATTTCAAAATTCAGTCTAGACTCTTCTTCTAATCTTGTTATCTCATCTTTAGCTTCTGTTTTCATCTGTTCTGAATTAAGTGTAACTCCGCCAGGCAATGCTATACCTGTGAATTTAGCAAGGTTCTCCCCCCACTGATACTTAACTAGTGCAGTTGCGTATTTCTTTAACCACATGTCGTTGTATACGTCTGTCATATCTGCTGGATCGATCTTTCTGTAACACTCGATGATAATCCACTCGTTTGCAGTCAATTTATTTGCGTTGTAGTCAATGTAGAGTCTATTACTATGCATGTTATACCTTATAGGTATCTGACCAACCAACATTTGGTTGAGTAATGCAAGGTGTTGTTGAACTTGTGAGTAGTACATTACACTAGTGGATGTTAAATCCCACAAATCATTTAGTCTAAGTTGATACTGGATATCAAACATGTTAGACTGAGTTCCACTTGAGAAAGGGAATAGATTGATAACTGAAAGTACATGTTCGGGTAGTGTTATGTAATTCTTTGCTTCACCATAAGTCTGATTTGCAATTGCTTGTGTTCCAGTGGTTGCAGCTGCATGTGACTCGTTTGTTTTAAAAGAATCAATCTCTGCTTGAGTAATCTGATGTTTCAGATATGTTTTGATGGAACCTTCGTAATGAAATTCCCGAAAGTATTGCAATGCCTCATCAACCCTGTCATCCATTTGGTCATCGTCAATATTTATTTCCACAACAGGAGCTCCTAGAGCTCTTTTGATGTAGTCCTTAAAGGTTGCTTTTGAATTCGGTGCTGCCATAGTAGTTATCCAGTAGTGATCTTGTCTACTACTATTTATACAGTTTGGGAACCTATTCTTGGAAGTATGTCTTAGATTGGAGTTTGTCTATCTTGGTGTCTATTCTATCCATAGAGTCAATCATTCGTTGGAAGTCCTTTTCTATCTGATCTCGTGTAACATAATCTCTGGCCACCTCTTCTCGTGTCTTATTTACAAGTATTGCTAATCGAGATTGTTCGGATAGGACGGAACGAACTAAGAACCCTATCGGAGCTAGAATGAAGGTTAGGAGTAGATTCCATATGAGATGTGCATCGATTATAATTTCCATACTACTATTTAGAGAATCTACTTTGTTATTGGGTTGCCTTTATCATCTAATTCAAACAAATATTCATCTCTATGGTAGTTTTCAACCTTACCGATATTTGCATCTTTCTCTAAATAGTCCATCCCAACATTGAATGATATACTGTATCTTTCCTTGTCGGTCTGATTTGGTTCCACCATATGCATTGCACCACTTGGGAAAAGAATACACTCACCCCCAATAGGTTCAAATCCCACTGAAGTTTGAAGTCGTTCACTTTGAGGGAAGTCTGCAACAACTTTTGACTCAGTTTCAATCATCTGAATTTGACCCTCATCTCCATCTGCTTGTATATAGAAGACTCCTGAAAACCAACACCCATTATGTAAGTGAGGTGCATTCCACGCTCCCTTATCATTGATGTTTGCCCAAGAGTTAGTAATACAAAGTTTAGCTTTGGTTGGGTCTAACCCATAATATGGTAATACTTCATCATTGAAGAAAGTTATAATTCGGTTGATACACTTAGTAAATATTGGATTCTTTTCAACTCCATCATGAGATTGCCACCCAGTATACTGATTAGATAGCTGTCTACCCACTGGGTCTCTTCGTCTCATTGCATCCATTTCTTCTTGGAGCATATTTAAATAATCAGGTTTAAATCCACGAGTTGGACAAAGACCTTCCTGAATCATATTCCTATGAAATAGTGTTGTTGGAAATATTAATCTAACTGCCATCTGTGTTGTCCCCGAAATCTATCTCTAATTGTTCATCATGTTGTTTGGTCTCATATTCAGGTTTCATCTTACCAGTCTTGGGATCAAAAGGACATTCTGATAGGTCTTCTTTGAAAAATTTAAACTTAGGTTTCCATACTTTTGCTTTCTTATACGGCCCTGCAGTGTGAAGTGTATCAGCCATTCCAATCCTACTTGCTTCTGCCATCGTCAAATGTTCTGTTTCCGAGGTGTATTTGGATAGATTTGTGACATATGATTTATGGTCTTTTACCTGATAGGTTGCAACCCATTCCTCTCTTTGGAATGGAATAACCTGACATAGAGGTGTTCCCTTTTTTATCACAAAACTGTGATCTACTTTAGGATAAAAGATAATTTGTGAATTGTCTTTGTTAACATTAAACTCATCGGTATCAATAATCCCTTGCCATGTCGCAAAGAAGTCATTTTGGAATAGAAATGGGTCTAAGTAGAAACAAGAGTATCCTTTAGGTGTTGTAACATTCCATGGATTAGACATCTTGAATGCATCTTTGATTGGTGCTTCACTTGTACCCATATATTCAAATCCATCATGTGTCTGAACTGATGGGTGAGTTTGAGACGAGTATGCCTCTAAATCCCCTTTTTTAGGGTCTGATGCATGGAAGTAAATAGAATCTGAATCATTTTCTGTGATGCCATTCTTAATAATCATATCTCTGTTTGCAACAAGAATATAACCCATCTGTAACCAGTCTTGCATCGCAGGACATGACCTTATGGTTTTATTAATAGTTCCGTTAACAACTTCTGCAACTTTACCCTTCTTCCACCAATCGGGCTGAATACTTCTTGCAAGAACTGGTTTAAAGTTCTTTAGGGTATCACTATCGTATGTATGAAAGTCTATCGTTGGCATAGTAATTTTCCTCATTATCTGTAAGTCTTACTTCATCTCCACGGATGACTAAAGACCTTCTGTCCATATATCGAGCTGAAGAATTAGGTGCATCTGCACCATGGGGTATCCTTCCATCAAACATAATCAATCTATTAGGTTTGAACTCTACTTCTGCAATTTGGTGGTTTTTAATATGTTCGTCTCTTCCGTCTAAACCTTGTTGCATTTCATCATATAATCTTAGTGTCCCACCCCATCTATCGTTCCACATTCTATTGGGATAATACAAGAAAGAAATATTCCACTCGTCCTCATCTTTACAATCTGCATGGGTAGTTCCTTCTAATCCTTGTGTCTGTGAGTTCAATCCAGCATACTGAAATCTAACCCACTTAAAACCAAACTCTGTCTGCAATCTTCTGTCTAGATACTTTGTAAAGAAAGTGTCTTCGATCCTTGTTTCTGCATCCATCTCATACCTTTCGCGAAAGAAAGTTCCACCCCAAAAACTATGGTGTGGAAGTCCTGTGGAACTGTCACTATTTACTTGATTAGTTTTACTCCATAAATTTCCCTGAGTAATTTGGGTATCATAGTGATGATGAAGAGACGTTGACAACCAATTGTCAAGAACATAGATATCCTTTAAAGGTAAATCTTGTACTTTAAACGGCTCGTCAATAAAGACTACTTTAGGAGTATACTCCATGAGTATTAAACTCTATGATCGGGTAAGCGAGTAGGTTGTGGAAGATGTTTCATATACTCTTCCATGTCCTTTAGAGTATCTTCACGAGTTGCTCTAACTTCCTGACATATTTGGTCAAGTACATTATAAACTGCATCTCCATATTCCATTACTCGTCTTGCATTAGAACGCTGTGGGTGATTAGACCCCTCTCTCCCTGCAAAAATAACTTCATTTAGATCAGTAAATCCATGTATATCAACAACTTCATTTAAGTAGTTATTAGCTCTGTCTGTTAGACTTGCCATGACTTGATTGTTTAGACTTGTTCCGAAAGGTGGTTCAGAGTTCTCAATATATTGCTCACACATTTCTTTCTCTGCATCTGACAAATCAGTTTTATCTTGCATGTCAAAATTAACTTCCCTGTTCCAACTCAGAATTTTAACTTCTATATCATCATAAACTAAGACATCAAAGTCAAATCCTATCTCAGGCCTGTCAACTCCTTTAAATTCATATTCCAGTCCATTTGGTTTTCTTACAAAAAGATTACTTTCTTCTGTAAATATTAACGCATTTGTATTCATAATTATTTCCTCATAATCTTTTATTATACTCTATTTGGGTTGATTCTCATAGAGGGTTTTGTATTTATTATATACTTCTAAGTTATTTATGGGGGTTGAATCCATCCCATCTATCCAAGGGCCCCCTCGTGTGTAGTGAATACCAGTGTAATCCCATTTCTCTTCAGGGTTATCATACCCCTCAACAAAGATATATTTCTGAGGTATCTCACTAATTGCATCTGTCCACTCAAACTGATGCAACTGTTTTCCTGTCCAAGTGTTAACCACTTCAGGTGTTAATTTTTTACAGTCCTCGTGACCATTATTAAAGAACATCATACTTGACCACAATTTACATGGGTAATCTATGTTTATTTCTCCATCAAACTTAGTTGCATCATGTTCGTAATGTGGATACTTAATACATGCAACTGCATCATCAGGATTTAAGTAATAGAACATGGGGAGTAAATTCTTTGTAAATATAAAATCATTATCTACAAATAGACTAAATCCTTCATAACTTTCTAGATAGGGTATTAAAAATCTACTGTATGTAAATGCAGTACTTTGATTTGCATATTCTCTATTATACTCAGGAATTTTATCGTAGTCAAGGAATTTAATCTCAGGTTTAAACTTAATGTATTCACTGTGGTGGCCATGTATATGTGCATCCTGAATGTTTTTTGCAATAGAAAATTTAGAAACCTCTTCTAAGTCATTCATCTTACTGTCATAGCCGATGTAGATGGTTAATGGTTTACCTTTAGTAAGTTCATGAACCTTTCTGTTAAACGCACTAACATCCTTTCTAAATGCAAGTTCAGCAAGATCGGTTTGCCACTCTATTATACCACGAGTATATAAAAATGCAAGATTTAAATGTTTACCTTTTTGGTCTAGTTTTCCTTTCCAGTATTCTAGTGTTTCATCAAGTGTTGCACTAGGTAGTGTATCCAATGAGTTCTCAACATCCCATATCATGAGTTCCATGTCTTCATTTTCCATCTCTTCAAAACACCCTGATCTAACAGAGCCGGGATGAATAGTAAGTCCTAGATTCTCTCCAACCGTTCTAGTATATCCTTGAATCGGAGCCCAAAGACCTTCTTTCTGAATACTTTGAATTAGCCAGTGTGCTTTTGAAGAATGATAGTAAACTGATCCCACACTTTCTTGAGCTACACTGTCCTCTACTAGGTCTGATGGTTTAGCAGTAAAACAAGTAGATAATATATGTTGTTCATCTCCTGCTGTATTCTCAAACCCAAATCCAGCATGACCCTCTGAAAGTTTTGTATTGGTGACTCCTTTATGTAGATATGCATGATAGGAAACAGATTTATCTCTGAGACCATTAAAACCTGTAAATTTTTTGTTTTTTCTCTGTTCGAGTAGATCACCCCATTTGAAAATCTTCAAGGGTGGAAGGACATTTTCAAACATATATGTCATGATCTTATATGTTTCATTGTCTGTTTCACCGATGTTTAAACTACCAAGGTGAAACATTTCTTCACTCCCACTTGCTGGGATTTGTTCTTTAACCTCTGAGAGGGATGTAAGTTTCGTTAGCATAATATATTTTCCATGTCAATATTTAGGTGAAAAAAAAGGACTCCTAAGAGTCCTTTAGTTCTATTGTATACTCTTATCCTGTTACTGGTGTAGCAGGCCATTGTTGTGACAATGTATTATCCCATCTAATTACAGGAGCTCTACCTTGTCTTGCATAAGTCGAAGGTTGTCTATTCTGATAAGTGAATGGAGTCTGACCTTGTCTAGTGTATATACTAGGTGACCTATGTTGATAAGTAAATGGTGTTTGACCTTGTCTAGCATATGTAGACGGTGTTCTATGTTGATAAGTAAATGGTGTTTGACCTTGTCGTGCATAAGTGCCTGGCTGTCTGTTTTGATAGGTAAATGGTGACTGACCTTGTCGTGCATAAGTGCCTGGCTGTCTGTTTTGATATGTTGTAGGTGTTTGACCCTGTCTAGCATAAGTTGCCGGCTGTTGTGCAATCCTAGGATATGTCGCAGGTTGTCTGTTTTGATAAGTGAATGGAGTCTGACCTTGTCTAGCATATGTACTAGGTGTCCTATGTTGATATGTGGTAGGGGTCTGACCTTGTCTTGCATAAGTAAACGGTGACCTATTGTTATAGGTGAATGGAGTCTGACCCTGTCTTGCATAAGTCGCTGGAGTACGAGCACTTCTTGGATATGTACTAGGTGTCCTATGTTGATATGTGGTAGGGGTCTGACCTTGTCTTGCATAAGTAAACGGTGACCTATTCTGATAAGTCGTAGGTGTTTGCCCTTGTCTAGCATAAGTCGCTGGAGTACGAGCACTTCTTGGATATGTACTAGGTGTCCTATGTTGATATGTGGTAGGGGTCTGACCTTGTCTTGCATAAGTAAACGGTGACCTATTGTTATAGGTGAATGGAGTCTGACCCTGTCTAGCATAAGTCGCTGGAGTACGAGCACTTCTTGGATATGTGGCAGGTGTCCTTGCCTGATAAGTGAACGGTTGTCTCGCTGCATTCTGATAAGTGAACGGTGACCTTGCATTATAAGTGTAAGGTTGTCTCATTGCCCTCTGATAAGTGAACGGTGACCTTGCATTATAAGTGTAAGGTTGTCTTGCATTATAAGTGTAAGGTTGTCTTGCATATGCAATTGCTGGTTGTTGACCATTCGCAGGGTACGTTGCTGGGTACGATACTTGATAAGTGAACGGTGACCTTGCATTAAACGTAAACGGACTTTGAATATTAAACGTAAACGGACTTTGAATATTATAAGTAGACGGCGTCTGAATATTATAAGTAGACGGCTGTTGTGAGTTTCCGATGGTTGGTTGTTGAGCGTTACCTATAGGCATTAGAATTTCTCCCATGCATTATGAACCAACACACCTTCAGTAAAGTAGGTATGCGTATGTTCAATCTCGGCCAAATGGTAAACTGTTGCAGTATCTTTAGACTCTATAGAATCTACTTTCACGGAACTTTCTCCCATGGTAAAGACTTCGTCTCCTACCGCTAATAATCCTGTAATATCACAACCCCAATCCACGCCCTCTGCTATCTCAGCATCATAACATTCTTGGTTTGCAAATTTCCAACCTGAATCAGTATGTATTGGATGTCCACCTGTTACACCTAGTGTCTTACCGTTAGATAATTTAACATCATAGACTTTAATATTTTCTCTTGGAACCATAATTCTATTAACATTCTGTGGCATTAACTTCATGTGTGAGAAGTCGAAAGTCATTACTGAATCACCTACCACAACATCTTCTATGTTTGTGTATGAGTTGTTTGCCATCCAAATTTGTGTTCCAGCGACGAAACAACCACCACCGCCACCAAATGGGTATGTGAAAGGGTTTCTATGGTTGTATGTGACAGGTGATCTAGTGTTACCAATAGAAGGTGATCTAGTGTTACCAATAGAAGGATTTCTTCCTTGTCCAATAGAAGGATTTCTTCCTTGTCCAATAGAAGGGCTTTGACCATTCGCAGGGTACGTTGCTGGGTACGATACTTGATAAGTGAATGGACTTCTCTGATTAAAACTGAAAGGAGTCTGACCATTCGCGATATAAGGGGTTTGGCCATTCGCAATATAAGGTTGTTGTGCAGCTGCAGGATATGTAAATGGTGTTTGACCAGCTGCAATATATGGTTGTTGTGCGTTAGCAGGATATGTAAATGGGGTTTGGCCATTCGCAATATAAGGTTGTTGATAGTTTGCCTGATAAGTATATGGTTGTTGATAGTTTGCTATATACGGATACGGTTGTTGTGCAGATGCAATGTATGGTTGTTGTCCAGCAGCGATATAAGGATATGCATTCTGTCTATTTGCAATACTTGGAGTCTGTGCAGCTGCCTGATAAGTATAAGGTTGTTGATAGTTTGCAATATAAGGATATGCATTCTGTCTATTTGCAATATATGGTTGTTGTCCAGCAGCGATATAAGGATATGCATTCTGTCTATTTGCAATACTTGGAGTCTGTGCAGCTGCCTGATAAGTATATGGTTGTTGATAGTTTGCTATATACGGATACGGTTGTTGTGCAGATGCAATGTATGGTTGTTGTCCAGCAGCGATATAAGGATAAGCATTCTGTCTACTAGCAATACTTGGAGTCTGTGCCGCTGCAATATAAGGGTATGGTTGTTGTGCTGATGCAATATAAGGTGTCTGACTTGTCGCCTGATAAGCATAATTTGCTTGAGTATTTGCAATATAAGGGTATGCATTTTGTCTACTAGCAATATAAGGTGTCTGTGAATTCGCTATATACGGATACGGTTGCTGTGCAGCTGCAATATAAGGTGTTTGACTTACTGCAATGTATGGATACGGTTGTTGTGCTGCTGCAATACTTGGAGTCTGTGCCGCGGCAATATAAGGGTATGGTTGTTGTGCGTTAGCAATACTTGGACTCTGTGCAGATGCATTATAAGGATAAGATTGTTGTGCTGATGCAATATAAGGTGTCTGTGCTGCTGCAATATAAGGATAAGGTTGCTGTACTGTAGTCTGACCCGATGCATTATTCCACCCTGTAGGTGTCTTAACATAAATTTGTTCGGCCGCTGTCCACGTTCCTGAAGCAGTCTTAACCCAACCACCTTGGGTGGCATTCCACCCTGTAGGTGTTTTGACTTTTTGTGAACCTGTAGCCATATTCTATTCCTAGACTTGTTTTAAAGAATTAATTAACAAAAGGTATTTATACTCCACTATTAGGAGTACAATACCCATAAATCACCAACCGCTCCATCACCACTTGTAGGTGCAGAAGTAGATTGATGTACATTTCTTACATATGCACCTGCGTTCGAAGCATTACTTGTTGTCAATGTTCCAGCTACGATATTTGAACCACTTGCATATTTAGCGTCTAGGAATCCTTGTAAACCATCCACATTTGCAACAGTATGATTGTGTGAATCATCAGCAACTACTGTTGTGATTGAGAGGTTCCCAGTTCCATCAAATGAACCTGAACCCGATACGTCTCCAGCAACAGCAATTGTTCTTGCAGTTGCAAGTGCTGTAGCAGTAGCTGCATTACCAGTTGTTGAACCTGAACTACCTGAAGTGTTACCAGTAACATTACCAGTTAAGTTACCAAGAATGGAAGAACTGAATGTTTTCGTCCCACCGATAGTTTGAGTACCAGTAGTATAAACTCCATTAGTGACTGTTCCTGCGTTACCTGTAGCTGAACCTGCTGTACCTGTTACGTTACCAGTGACATTACCTGTCAATGCACCTTCAAAAGTAGTTGCAGTCAATGTTTCTGAACCAACAGACCACTTGTCTTCTGATTCATCCCATACGAATGATTTAGTTGCACTTCCACCTCTTAATACTGAGAAACCAGTATCTTCTGAAGGTGTTCCTGAAGTGAAGTTTGAATTAAGAACAATGATGTTGTCTGCAAGAGAAATGGTTTCAGAGTTAACTGTAGTAGTTGTTCCCGAAACGATTAGGTCTCCTGTGACTGTCAATGCATCTGCAACGGTAACGATACCTGTTCCGTTTGCACTTAGTGTTAAGTTAGTGTCTGTTGATCTTGATTCAATTGCATCTACATCGATTGCAGAAGCAAATGCGATTGCATTACCATCTGTTGATGTAACATTAGAACCTGCAGTAATTTGCACTGGGCCTTTAAGACCAATCACACCTGAACCAGTTGGGTCTAGGTCTACATCACCTGATCCTGAAGTTTGTACTGTTACATTTTGGTTAATGTCTGCAGAAATTGTAATTGTTCCTGAATTATCTGATACTACTTGTTGTCCATTAACATATAATGAACCAGGCCCTACATATACATCTGACCACTGTTTCGATGCACTACCTAGTGCGTAAGTGTCATCTGCTGATGGAATAAAATTACCAGTGATTTCTGAGTTTGCAGTTAATGTGACACCTGCGAATGAAGGTTTAGATGTGGTTGCGACTGCTTGTCCGATTGAGACTGCTGTTCCTGAAACTCCAACACCTGTTCCTGCTGTCATTGTTGTTATGTTTGCTGAACCATCGAATGAAACACCCTGAATTGTTCTTGCAGTTGCTAGTGTCGTTGCTGACCCAGCGTTTCCTGTAGTTGTTCCAGCACTTCCTGATACGTTACCTGTGACATTACCTGTAAGATCAGATACGATTGCTGATGAGAATGTTTTTACACCAGCGACTGTCTGAGCACCAGTAGTGTAAACACCATTGGTCACTGTCGCTGCATTACCAGTTGTATTTTGGTTAAGGGTGCCGACTGTAAAGTCTACAGTTCCATCTAGATCATCATATGCAACTGTAATGCCCGATTCTGTATTAGCAGTGAACATTGCGCCGACTGTATCTTGAACTGTTTCTGATAAGTCAATGTTAGCAGAACCATCAAATGCTACACCATGAATTGTTCTAGGTGTTGCAAGTGTAGTGGCATCAGCTGCTAATGCAACTGCTATGTTTGCTGAACCATCAAAAGATGTTCCGCCAATTGTTCTTGCTGTTTCAAGTACGGTTGCATCTGCCGCTGTACCTGTTGTGTCTTGGTTACCAGTTGCGTTAACGCCTGGCAGATTTATACTTGCAGAACCATCAAATGCTACACCACCTATGTTTCTAGGTGTTGTTAAAGTTGCCGCTGAACCTGTTGTACTTTGGTTAAGTGTACCAACTACAAAATCAAGTGTGTTATCTGAGTCTTCGTAAGTTACTGTGATGCCTGATTCGTTATTTGAACCAACCATGCCGCCTACTGTATCTGCAACTCTTTCTGCTGTATGGTAAAGGTTAGAACTTCCTTCTGTAACGCTATCTGTTCCAAAGGTTATGTCTGCACTACCGTTAAACCCAACACCATTAATTGTTCTAGTTGTTGTTAAAGTTGCCGCTGAACCTGTTGTACTTTGGTTAAGCAGTCCGACTGTAAAGTCTAGTGTGTTATCAGCATCGTCATATGCAACTGTAATACCTGATTCTGTATTAGTTGTGACCATTGCGCCGACTGTGTCAGCAACGGCCTCAGAAAATACTGTTCCAGTATCAAGAGTAAGAGTTACATCACCTGAAGTACCACCGCCTGAAAGACCCGAACCAGCGACAACACTTGATATGTCACCTGTTTCCGCATCTCTTGTAATTGTAAGTGTTCCAGCAGTGTCATCATAAGATAATGATACACCTGAACCTGCTGTTAGTAAGGTATTAACTTG